GATATTCCAACCGCCTGCTATAAAAATAGTTATTGGTTAGGAGCTTGGGAAGGTGTCAAATTTAGTAGGCAAGCCCTTGTCAAATCCATAGAGGGAGGGGAAGGATGAAGATGCCACTGCCCATTAGGGTGCTGAACCGCCTGTTATCTCCACTTGGTATCTGCGTGATTACACATCGGTGTCTAATGGAGACAGTGACAGAAGCGGTGAGGTCAGGCATAAATGGACGTTAACTAGTTCAGACGGCCTTTGGAGGTATGGGCAGTGCCTCCAAGAGCCATCCGAGCCAGATAGGGAAACCTGTGGCCCCTGGATATTTTTTGCCACCAGGCTGGCTCGACCTTTTTGCCCCTGAGGTGTAGACACCTTCGGAAGTGATATCGCCGGAGGGGCCGTGCAAATCGGATAGGGGCTCCAATTGCACCTCACAATCGAACATTGGAATACGGGGTAGCCACAAGAGAAAGGCGTCCGGCTAAGGTACCCAATGCCGGAGGGATGTAAAAACGCTCAGATTGAGTAGCCCTCTCCAAGGCCATCTGTGCAAGGTGACACTAGCAACTCCTTGCCCCCGTATTCCAATGTTTGAACCTTCCAGGGAGGATGCCTGCCAGGGCCGCAAGGCTGTCGGAATTAACCGATACATCCTCCCTTGAGGGCTTAACGCTCTCTTCGCACCATCACAACTAAATCCACCTACATCACCCCAGCAATGGGGCTATCAACTAAAAGTCCACCGGACACTCCACCCACAGCCTGGCCATCCGCATGATGGTCGTAAGGAGGTTTCTCCATGTCGCAGATCATCAACCAGGGAGAGCAGATCGATGAATACGGCCTCAGATACGAAGTCCTCACCGACTCCGCCACCGGCAAGGTCTACCACGCCTATCGCTGGGACGACCTCCAAGTCCGAGCAGGCTGTCTTGCGCGTGTGGGACTGTCTGGACAACCACAGAGATACCCGGTTCTGGATAAACAAGCAGTCGCAGAGCCTGCCCCCCAGGGGTAAGCGAGTGAGGGAGCCATGAAGACCTGCTACTTCTGCTCCAGGACAGTCAAAGGCAAGCCGGAGCACCATCACCTCATCCCGAAGCGTTATTTCAAGCCGGGGCAGAACCATAGGCAAGGCAATCTTGTCCCGGTCTGCCCAGGCTGCCACCGGCGTTTTCATAGAAGGCTGGATGACCCAAGCCTCAGCCAGGATGAGTACCTGGACCGATTCGGCCCATCCCTGGGGGAGGGGGTGTTTGCCAGATGACCGAGGTTGACGACTGGCTCCGCCGCTATTACCCGCGCTACCTCAACTGGCCCACAAGGCTAAAGGGAGAAGACAATGGCTATCGACAGCCATCAGAGGGCAATCGAGTTACTTCAGGAGGCCCTGAGCCTTCTGTCGAATGGGAGCCAACCCCTTCCAACCCAGAGGGTGAGGCCCGACCAGGATCAGACTCAGCTCATTGAGCTGCATGGGTTCGTGGATTGGCCGACCTACCGCGAGGTCAAGGGCTACCCGCTCTTCACCTTTAATATCGGCCTGGTTCGATCAGATGGCCGCAAACAGTGGCACAAGTGCCAAGCGTGGAGGGATACGGCCGTTTGGGCAGCGGAAAATGTGGCTAAAGGAGCCGAGGTGGTGGTGTTCGGTTCGTGGAAGCCCAATGAATGGGTGGACAAGGACACGGGGGAGCTGAAACGCTCCGAGGTGTTCAACGTGGTCTATTTCGGCGGGGACAACCCATCAGAGTGAGACAGACTAACAGGGGCTTGAAGCACATTTGTTTCCAGCCCCATTTCTTTGCCCTCTGTACGAACAAATGTACTTATACACAGCATGTGGATAAGATGTGTACAATTTCTTGAAACGTCAAGCGATGGCGTTTTCACCGAGACAAATGGCAAGGATGGAACCAATGCCTGCAATCGAGATTATCAAGTCGTCAGACGCGCCAGGCGCTCCGAAGAAGCAGTCCAAGTTCGCAGTCGAGCTTCTGGGAGCTGTAAACAGCATCAAGAAGGACGAGGTACTCAAGCTGACGCCAGATGAAGGCAAGTCTGTGCGGGGCCTCAAGACCGGCATTGGGCGCGTGACCAAGGGAGCTGGCGTCAAAGTTCGGACATGGTCCGATGACACGCATGTTTACGTAGCGAAGGAATAGTGATACTGTTTATATACAAACGTTGTTCGCCCAACGCAATTCCATTTGAAACCAGCTGGTCTACCGGGCGAACGGTGGGCCAGCTTTTTTTGGAGGTTAATGTCAAGATCAATCAGAACCAAACGAGGTGATGTGTTTATTGTGGATGACTGTGATTACGCTGAGGTCTCCAAGCATAAATGGTACAGCACCGTTCACAGGGGTAAGGTCTATATAGCCAGGAGAATCAGAGTCGAAGGGCGAAAACGCCAAATCCTCCTCCATCGCGCACTCCTAGACGCTCCTTCGGGCAAGATGGTTGACCACCGATCAGGCGACACACTAGACAATCGCCGGAGCAATTTGAGGCTGTGTACAAATACTCAGAATTGCAGAAACCGAGCGCGGCCCGTCACGAACTCGTCCGGCTATAAGGGTGTAGTCTGGGATAAGGATAGGAGGAAGTGGTCAGCCCAGATCAAGGTCAGACCGAAGAACTACCATTTGGGCCAGTTTGACAATCCTATAGACGCCGCCAGAGCGTACAACAGAGCGGCATCTCATTATTTCGGGAAGTTCGCCAGGCTCAATCCAATTCCAGACTGACCTGGGATGATGGCGAGTTCGTGTACGTCGCCAGGGCCTAGACGCTAAGTGATAGGATGGAGGGGATGGACTACGGTCTTCCCCTCCTTCTTTTTTTGTCCCTGGCCCTCTACGGGGTTGTCGTCTGGCTCCAGTATGAGCGCCTGGAGCGTAAGCTGGCGCAGAAGGGATACCGGGCGTATCTCTCCACCCGCCGATGGAAACGCAAGGCCGAAGAGTGCAAGCGTCGAGCTGGCTACAGGTGTGCGGTATGCGACTCGCCTCAGCAGCTTGAATGTCACCATCGGTCCTATAAGAACCTATACAACGAGCCGCAATCAGACTTAACCTGTCTCTGTCACTCCTGCCATGAGCTGTTCAGCCAAAACCGCAGACTTCACAAAGCCGTTGTAAAGTGATAGCGTGATTATGTGAGGCAGTTTGCCGTCCTGGATTGGATAGTGCTGCCTCACAGTTGTATGTCAGTCTAGTTTGGTAGGTCGATATCCACGACGCCTTGCCCGTTCGTTTGTTTCTTGGTTAATACGATCTAGCCATGACTGGGTTTCTGTAAATACCCTTTCGAGATTTTCATTGAAGTGTTCGATGCTCGATCCGTCGTATAAGACCAGATCTTCGGCACGAAAGTACTGAGCATCCATCAACTCCGTGCGATAGTACCAATGATCGTAAAGGACTTCGTCTTCAGGGATATCTGCGCCTCGCTGATCTTGAAGCACTTCGAAGAGTTGGATCAAAAGTCGCTGAAGCTTCTTTTTGTTGCCTTTTACAAAGAATTTATCCATGTCTTCACAGATTGAGGTGAACTGCTTAAAGCGTCGATCAGACTCCAAAAAATATCGCTGATCGCTAAACTCTTCGTTCTTGTTCCAGAAAGGCATATCCGTCCCTTTCAAATCTTGCGGCGCCATTACTGCACTCTATCACTATTGCAAGCCCTTTGTGCTATATTTTATGTAATGTCACCTACCAACCGACGCGCTGCCAGCTCCTACACGGTCAAAGTGTCCCAGTTCTCACTGATGGACACTGACACCGACAGTGCCCGCTTCCACGCCGAGGACCCGGCCATCCTAGACATCTTGGATAGCTCGGACCTCCTCAAAGCCCTTACCAAGCGCCAGCGGCCAGTAGCCAAGCTCCTCGCCCAGGGCTACACCAGGCAAGAGGTGGCACAGAAGCGCGGGGTGTGTCTCCAGGCTATCCATCAGATGGTGCCGGTCATGAGGCGACGCATCGCCCGCCACCTGGAGAAGCAACGTGCCATATGAAGACGAAGTGACCCTACAAGGCGTGGTGTTGCTGATGTGCCTGCGGTTCCCCAGAGCCACGGCCATCCATCTCCAGCGGTATTGGTACTTGAATGTGGTGACACGAGAATATACAGAACCCAGCTATGCCCAGTTGCAGGCTTGGGTGAAGGAGGCCCATGGCCCAAACCAAGGATGAGATTGCAAAACTAAAATCTGACTACCTCAAGTTCTTTGCCGAGTTCCCCGTGCAGCGAGCTGCTGCTGACTTTATCGGCCGAACGCCGGAAACCATCCAAAGCTGGCAGAACTCTGACCCTGATTTCTTAGCCGCCGTTCAAAGAGCCAAAGCCAATTGGGCAGCGTCAGCCTCCAAGCGTGTGCGGCCGGATAATCTCCTCGCCAACCTCTATGACGAAACCAAACCACCCAAGCAGGAAATCGAGCATAGCGGCCTAACTGCCGTCACTATTAATCATGTCCACCCTAACGATCAACTTCCGACCGTGGCCGAAGCAGGAGCTGGCGTACCAGTACCTGACCAACCGGACCACGACTGAGCTGCTCTATGGCGGAGGGGCCGGTGGGGGCAAGAGCCGTCTAGGCTGCTCCTGGCTGATCATCAGCTGCATCCGCTATCCCGGCACCCGTTACCTGATGGGGCGCTCTAAGCTCAAGAACCTCAAGGAGTCTACCCTCCAGACCTTTTTCGAGGTGGCTACTGAGTGGGGCCTGAGAGCCGACCAGGACTACCGCTACAACCAGCAGGACAACATCATCACGTTTTGGAATGGCTCAACCGTCTTCCTCAAGGATTTATTCCTCTACCCCTCAGACCCAAACTTTGACTCGCTCGGCTCAACCGAGTTCACCGCTGCCTTCATAGATGAAGCCAACCAGATCACGGCCAAGGCCAAGGCCATCGTCCAGAGCCGTCTGCGGTTTAAGCTGGCGGAGTTCGACCTGATCCCCAAGCTGCTGATGACCTGCAACCCAGCCAAGAACTGGGTTTACACCGATTTCTACCAGCCAGCTAAGAACGGCACCCTGCTGCCCTACCGGGCTTACGTCCCTGCGCTGGTGGGAGACAACCCCTCCATCTCTCCCTTCTATATCGAAGAACTGAAGAAGCAGCCCAAGGACTCGCGAGAGCGTCTACTTTATGGCAACTGGGAGTATGATGATGACCCCAACGCCTTGTTTGCTAGGGACGACCTGACCGACCTGTTCAGCAACCCCGTGGAACCCGGCACTGAGAGCTACCTCACCTGTGACGTGGCTCGCTTCGGCCGAGACAAGACGGTAATGACGGTCTGGCGTGGTCTGGTGGCCACAGGTATTTATTCCATGGACCGCTCCAGCATGACCGAGGTGGAGACTGCCATTGAGGGACTACGGGCCAAACACGGCATCCCCATGAGCCATGTGCTGGTGGATGAGGATGGTATTGGGGGCGGTGTGGTCGATCACCTGCGCTGCAAGGGGTTTGTCAATGGCTCCTCAGCACTCCAGAACCCGATCCAGGCCAAGCAGACGTTCAAAGTTAACTACGCCAACCTCAAGGCGCAGTGCTACTACACCCTGGCAGAATATGTCCGTACCCACCGGCTGGCGATTGCTGTGGACGACACGGCCATCCGTGATACCATCATTGCGGATCTCGAACAGATGAAGGCCAAGGACACGGACAAGGACTCGAAGCTGCGGGTACTGACCAAGGAAGAGGTCAAGGAGACCTACGGGAAGTCGCCGGACTACGCCGATTCGCTGATGATGCGGATGTGGTTCGAGCTGGACGCGAAGCCGAAGCCAGGGATACGCACCCTGTAAAACATATAATTCACCTCAGACAGGCCGCCATAATCCGGCTATATGGCACTCTTCTCCCGCTCTCCCCGAAAAAAGGCTGCAAACACTGGCGGCCTCTTCACTTCACTCTTTAATCAGTCTGCTCCAGACATGCGCGGCAACGACTATCTAGACGCCTACCAAGGCTGGGTCTACGCCGCCACCAACGCTATTGCTCAGTATTGTGCCCAAGTTCCTCTCCGGCTAGAGCATAAACGCGGTGATAAGTGGGAAAAGGTTGAATCCCACCTTGTTCTGGACACCCTCAATGATGCCAATCCCCTCGATACTCGCTCAGGGCTGGCAGTAGCCACGTTCACTTACCTCTCCCTGCTCGGTGAGTCTTTCTGGTTCGTGGTAAGAGGGAGTGCCACCAAGAAGCCAGCCGAGATTTATCCGCTCGACCCGACACGGGTCAAAGTAGCCAAGTCCTCTCTCGGGGCAATCTCCGGCTTCACCTACCGCAACGACCAAGGTCAGGAAGTGCCTCTTGACTACAATGAAGTGGTATTCCTACGCAGATTCAATCCACGAAACCGCTACCGTGGGATGGGGCCGCTCCAGGCCGCGGCACTTGCTGTGGATACAGACGGCTACGCCTCTCGTTGGAACCGCAACTTCTTCTTCAACTCAGCTACCCCTTCCGCAGTGCTAGAAACTGAAGGCCAGCTTGACGATGACCAGTTTGAAAAACTCAAAGCCCAATGGGAGGAGAAGTACCAGGGAGTGGACAAAGCCCATAAGACCGCCATCCTGGAAGGTGGTCTCACCTACAAGCAGACGTCTCCTACTCAGAAAGAGATGGATTTTCTAGAGAGCCGCAGGTACAGCCGGGATGAGACCTTGGCTATCTTCGGAGTGCCTAAATCCATCGTGTCGGTAACCGATGATGTGAACCTGGCCAACGCCTTAGTTCATGAGCGGGTATTCGCCGCCAACACAATTGTTCCTTGGTTAACCTTCTACACTGAGGGGCTGACTGAGTTCCTGCTGCCCATGTTTGGACTAGATCGGACCTGGAGGCTGACCTTTGACAACCCGGTGCCAGCTGACCCAGAAATGGAGCTTAAGCGTAAGGAGAGCGGCATCAAAAATGGCTGGTACACCGTCAACGAGGTTCGCGAGGAGGAAGGTTTGGAAAGTGTCGAGGGTGGGGATGAGGCACTGGTGGCAACAACGCTTCAACCTCTCTCAAAGATCTTGGAAACCAAGCCAGAGCCGACTGCACCAGGTGACGTTCCAAGCGACGAACCTGCCAAGCCTGAGAAATCACTGGCCAAGGCGGCTCGCCTCTTCCAGAACAAGACTATAGATGGAGCCATAGATGATCTGGCCAAAGGCGCTCTAGCTATCCTGGAGCGGC